GCGCAAACGAAATGCATATGAAACCGATAGAAGGTGTCACATTCTTTCAGTCATGGATAGCAGATGAAAGTAAAGGCATTCCGAAGATGAAGCAATTTGAGGACTTACCGGATGGCACTTGGTTTTTAGGTGCAAAGGTCAACAACGATGAAACGTGGGCAAAGGTGAAGGATGGTACATTCAGAGGCTTCAGCGTGGAGGGTATGTTTGACATGACAGAAATAAAGATGCGCAAAAGTGCGGATGAAATAATTAATAAGCTACGTGATATGCTGAAAGATTTTTAGGTGTGTTTTTAGGTTAAGGTTTACAATCGGCTGCCCGTTTCTACAGGCGGCCTTCTTTTTGCGTATATATCAATATGAAAATCTTAACACTAACACAAAAGTTCAGCGGCTGCGGTTATCACAGATTGATGCTTCCTATATCATTTATGGAAAAGGATTACGGAAGGATAACCGATAACATGACTGAAGAGCAATGGCAAGAAAATAAGTACGACATTGTTTTTATCAATCGGACTTGGGATAATGAAGATATTATCGAAAGGCGCAAAGAACAAGGCTTTAAATTGGTTGTCGATGTGGATGATTACTGGCATCTGAGTCATGATCATCTAATGTATGAAGGATACAACGCATCTAACTTTGCAGCTCGATTAATTCATCATATGCGTGAAGCTGACTTAGTTACATGCACTCATGAGAGGCTTGCCGATGCTATCTATCCACATAATAAAAATATTTTAATTGTACCTAATGCGATACCATACGGACAATCGCAGTTCGATGGGGAGCGTGTAAAGACAGATGGAATCAAATTGTTTTGGGCGGGTGGCATAACGCATGAGCCTGACATTAAACTACTCCAAGGTGTCATGTACGAATTAGATCAGCACGTTAAGGGTGTGCATATGGTTATGGGTGGATATGCAGATTCAAATGATACTGAGCTTTATTACTGGTCACGTATGGCATCGTACTTTACGAATAACAGAAAGCTGCCGTATACGATCATCAGAGGGATGGATGTATTTGAGTATTATAATATGTTCAGACATGCAGATATTATGCTTGTTCCTTTGGTGAAAAATAATTTCAATGCTTACAAGTCGAACATAAAAATACTTGAGGCTGCCGGTAAGGCACTTCCTGTAATTGCTTCAAATGTACATCCGTACATCGGGTTTCCGACTGATTTGGTGAACTATGCAAAGGATCGCAAAGAGTGGCTGCAACATATTAAGCGGCTAACTGAAAGCGAAGATCTAAGGCATGAGCAAGGTGCTGCATTGCATCAATATTGCTCAAAACATTACAACTTTTTCGACATAAACGAAAAGCGTAGAAACGCTTTCTTGTCTTTGGTTTCATAGACAAATGTCCGATTTTTTACATCCTTAGTATTTAGGGGTATGAAGAATCCGATTGAATTATTGCAAGAAGTTAAAAAGCTTGTTTTCCAAGAGGAAACATTACCAGTTCCTTCCTATACTTTGGCAGATGGTACATCGGTTATGATTACCGCCCTTGAGGTTGGAGGTATCGTTACAATGGCTGATGGTACACCTGCTCCCGCCGGTGTGCATATGCTTGCTGATGGTACTCATATCGTTGTAGGTGAAGGCGGTATTATCACAGAGATACAGCCTAAAGCTGAAGAGGAAACACCTTCAGTAGAGGTAGAGATTGAAACTGAAGGGCCAAGCGAAATAGAGGAGATGAAATCTCGCATTAAGAAGATGGAAGATCAGCTTGCTCAAGGTGACGCTAAGATCAGCGCTTTTGAGGTTGACTACGCTGCACTCAAAGATGCAAGTGATAAAGCGCAACAAGCTTTACAAGGTTTGATTGCATTAGTAGATACATTGGTAAGTGAGCCTGCTCAAGAGCCGACTGCAACTCCAGATACTTTTCGCAAAGCTTCAGTAATAAGCAAAGCAGACAAGATTCGTTCATATTCACAATTCATTTCACAATTTAAAAACAAATAAAGATGGCGTTTTTAGTTACAGGCCTTACGGCTTACACAGAACAAAATGAGCAGCTGCTTGTTAGTGCTTCGCTGTTTGAGGCTCGTACTCAACAGATGATCCTTTCAGAAGGTAACGTACTGACTACAGTAAAGTCAGCTGAAACCGTTAACAGAATGGATACTGATGTATTCTTTCAAGATGATTCAGGTTGCGGGTATACTCCAAGCGGCACGACAGAATATACACAGAGAACGCTTACGACTTCTCCCATCCGCGTGCAGGAGACCCTGTGCGTCAAGGATTTAGAGTCAAAGTACCTCCAGAAGGCTTTGCCAGCTGGCACGACATATGATTCATTTGTTTTCGCTCAAGAATATACAGCACGCAAAGCAGGTAAAATTGCCGAAGCTTTGGAGGTTGCTTTGTGGCAAGCTACTGGAAGCGGTTACGGTGGAACTAATGGATTGCTGAATAAGTTCAAAGGAATTAAGCAGCATATCTCTGAAGCCGGTGGATCTGTAGTAAATGCAAACGTTACAGGATTCTATGGTGCTGGTGCGCCGATCACAGGTATCGATACTGCTGATAAAGCAAAGGCTGCCGTTCTTGCGGTAATTAAGGCTCTGCCTGCTGGTATAAAAGGAAAGAATGATGTTCGCATCTTCTGCGGATGGGATACTTATGATCTTCTGATTGCGAAATATGTTGATTTGAATCTGTATCATTTCAATCCTGGTTCTACTAACAGCGCACCAAATGCAGAATTCATCGTACCTGGTACATCATACAAGGTGATACCTGTTCATGGGTTGAGCGGTACAGATGACATCTATGCCTTCCGTATGAGTAACATCTTCATGGGAGTCGATCTTGTTAACGAAGAATCATCTTCTTTTGAGATTTGGTACAGCCAAGATGATCGTAACATCAAGTTCTCAAGTTCGTTCCGCGTAGGAATACAATTCGCCTTTCCAGATGAAATTGTAAAGTTCGAAGCGTAATTAATTAATAACTAAGGGAGGTGAAATATCCTCCCTTTTTAAAAACATATAACAATGCCTTGCGCGCTCACCCAATCATACTCATTAGACTGTAAGGACTCCGCTGGGGGGATAACAGAAGTTTATTTTATCGAAAAAGGAAACGTTTCATCTATCGCTGCCAATGCTTCAGGTGTGATCACCGGGATCACTAAGGCAAGCGGAAAGCGTTTTTGGAAATATGAACTGCCAAAAGAAACAGGCAACTTTACTCACAATCCGCAAGTATCTGCAGAGAACGGAACTTTGTTTTTTGAACAGAATCTCACAATTGTTGTGAACAAACTTTCAGCAGCTGTAAACACTGAACTGAAATTGTTGGCTCAAAACATTCTGATCGCTGTAGTTAAAGACAATAACAATAAGTTCTGGATGCTTGGAAAAGAAAGAGGATTGGATATGGGAGCAAGTGAAAGCGGAAGCGGAACAGCATTCGGAGACCGTTCAGGATATACCCTGAATTTCATGGGTAAAGAACCGGATCTACTTTATGAAGTGAATAGCTCTGTGGCGGCTGCACTTGAAACCGCTGGTTGATAATTGATGAAGAATAGGTAAAGCGCCTGCCTGCAAATAGGCGGGCGTTTTTTGTTATTGCGTATTTATACAAAGATGATCAAATTAACAAAAGGAACTACGGCAACGATCTACGTAACGTTGAAAGAAAAGCAGACAATCTTGGATGCTAACTTCCTTTTTGTTTTTCAATCGCGAACTACAAACGAGAAGGTCAAATTTGTTTTGGTGAATAGTGCAGATCAGAGCCTGTTTAAAGATCGCTACAATCAGTTTACTTTTGTAGTGAATACTTATTTTGGTACAAAGGAAGAGGGATGGTTTAAATATACGGTATATGAACAGGCTAGTTCATCGAATATAAACGAAGCCAATGCCGGTGCCGTTGTTGAAACTGGTCTTATGTTCCTTTCTGATGGGCAGGATGTAACGACAACTAAATACGATAATCCAACAACTTACAAAATATACGATGCAGAATAGAGTCAGTTTTATAAAGTTTGCCGATGTGAAAGTTCCTGTAATGAAGGAAGTGCCTAACAAAGGATGGGTTAGCTTTGGAGAGGATAACAAGTTCCCTGACATGCTTCTCACCATGTTCAATAAGTCGAGCAAGCACAATGGTATCATATTAGGAAAGGTCAATTACATTGTAGGTAAAGGCTTTGAGCAAAAGATAAATGCGAATAAGTATGAGGTAATAGATGAACTGCTTAAGAAGGTGACCATAGATATCGAGGTATTTGGCGGCTGCTATATTGAGGTACAATATAATGAACTTGGGAAGATAGCTGCTTTGTATCATGTGCCATACAATAAAGTCAGAAGCAATAAGGATAATACGCAGTTCTTTGTAAAGGATTGGAATACATATAAAAAGAATGATGAGCCGAAAATATTTCAAGCATACAATAAGAATTTAGACCCAAAGCTTTTACGTAATCAGACGCAAATACTTTACTACAAAGAGTACAGACCAGGTGTTGAAACGTATACTTATCCTGGTTACATGGGTGCGCTGAACGCTATTCAGACAGACATAGAGGTAAGCAAGTATCACCTTTCTACTATCACCAATGGTATGTTTGCATCAAAGATGATCAGCTTCTTTGAGGGTATACCTACAGAGGAAGAGAAAAGAGAGATAGAGAAAGGATTTAAGAATAAGTTTACAGGTAGTGAGAATGCCGGTAATATCGTTTTGAATTTTGGTAAAGATCCAGGTAAGAGACCACAGCTTGATGATTTAAGCAGCACTGACTTAGACAAGCATTTTGATGTATTGAGTAAGTCGATACAAGAAGAGATATTTTCGGGCCACCAAGTGGTATCTCCTATGCTATTTGGAATAAGAGTAGATGGTCAGTTAGGTGGAAGAAGCGAGATGAGGGATGCCTATGAGATATTCAAGTTGACTTATTGTTCAGATAAACAACAAGCACTCGAGATGGTGTTCTCTGAACTATACGAATATGAGATGAAGATCATACCGCTTGAGGCTATTGGTATTGAGTTCAGCGAGGGTATCATCAGTCAGAATATGACAAAGGATGAGATAAGAGAGAAGATAGGACTTCAGCCTATTGAGGTTGAAATACAAAGCGATAGTCAGAAGGTTAGCGACAATATCAATGCTCTGTCTCCTCTCGTAGCTAATAAGGTGCTTGAGGCTATGACTCCCGATGAGATTCGTGGTCTCGTAGGTCTTGGGCCTGCTGTTGGTATGCCATCCGTTCCAGGTGCAATACCCGGTCAGGCTGATGGTGCTTTACCTACAGGACCAGAGCAAGCAATGCAAATTAATGACAACCTAAAAAATCTTACCGGTAGACAATGGCAAAACCTGACTCGTATCATACGCAAGTTTGAAAAGGGTGACATCAATCAAGAGCAAGCGAAGCTTCTGCTGAAGAGTTCGCTCGGGTTGAATGATGAAGAAATAAATGTCATGCTATCAATAGATAACGCAGGCATGGAGTTCAGCGCACAAGAAAAGGATGAACTACTACTAGCAGAGTTCGCATCATGTGGTGTGAATCGTGATGACTATATGATTGTTAAGTCGATGCCATATCGATTCGAAAAGGATGAGAAATTTGATTTACTACAGATAGAAGTTAATGTATTAGATCTTATCAAGAAGGACAAGAACATCACTCCTGAAGTGATTGCTGATGTCTTGAATATGGATGTGGATTTCATTAAGGCATTGCTTAAGAGATTAGAGCAAGAAGGTCGCATACAAAGTAAAGTTAGCAAGATAGGTGATGATCAAGTAGCAAGTAGGAATC